CTTACCTGCAGCTACCCCACCAATGACCGCGATTTTCATAAAAATCTCGATATATAATGTAAAAGTAGATTGATAACATATTAAAATATTTAAACAAGCACAATATTTTAACAAATATTTTCTAAGCTTCAGTTTATATCTAATGACCTACATCCAATATAATGAAACTATGGGTTATGTATATTTTATTAATAAGAAAAACCCGCCAATAATGCATATTGAGCGGGGTTTTATGTGCCGTAATCCGTTCGGCAAAAGGGTTTTATGTGCCGTAATCCGTTCGGCAAAAAGGAAATGTAAATTACTCAATAAAAAACCCGCTTACCTCAAGCGGGTTAAATTTGCGCTTTATTACTAATTCTTTAATTCATCTTTATTTTTCACAGAATATAATCCCATTGTTTCACTATGATGAATAAATCACTCAATTTCTTAAATATCACTTAACTTCTTTCAAACAATCCCGACACACCTTGATTTCTTCATCATCAATCGTGTAATCGATCTCAGTCGCACCATGTAGGCCGAATAAACATAATAAGAATCGGAGCATGTGGATCTCCTTAGAATTTGGTGCGCCATGCAGGGCTCGAACCTGCGACCAGCGGTGTAGAAGACCGATGCTCTATCCAATTGAGCTAATGGCGCTTAAAAAAGGATGTGGTGATCTACCACACCCTTGCCTTAGATTACGATATTGACCAGCTCGGCAACTGATCTACCGCTACTCGACACAATAAACTTCTCAAAGTTAGCTATTGATCCGCTTTGCGTCTTTCATCTTGATTAGTCGGGGTGTCACCCACAATTTATGGCTCTAAGGCTAACTCAATATGTGACGAAATCACATTGGATTCAAACCAATTTATACGGCTGGTTTCAGCATCTCACCGTTTGCGCTTTTAGCTGAGCAAATGAATGCATAGCGTCACAAATCCGAATTACCTAATGGCTGACGTTATTTCATAAGATCACCAGTGAGTCAGGTTTATAGAATCTCAGGCAACAAAAAAGCCCGACCACTTGATCGAGCTTTGATGTAACTAAATATCTGGGTGGCGGCATTAAAATTTAAACCACTACGATTAAAGTTAAGCCGCCATAAAAAAAGCCCTACATCTCTGTAAGGCTTTTCCCCTTGGTCATGTGCGCTGATTCAAGGAATCGTTGTTTTTATTCACAACAAAATAATTAAATCATTAATCTCACAAAAAATGAAGCAAAAAAAACCTGCAACTTGGGGAAGGTGCAGGTATAAACTGATAGTAACTATCATGGAGAACTTAATACCAATTAATATACTTGGTTTATATTGAGATCTCATTCACATTTTGTACCAAATTATCTAGCAACAAAAAAAGCCCATCAAATGATGAGCTTTTTGAACAAACTAAATCAAAGTTGCTGAATTTCTAACTTTAGAAAATCATACCCTTTGTTAACGATAGCGCTAGCCACTTCATTACCTAATGACTGCTCTTGATTTAGTTCATTCTGAATACTTTCATATACATTATCCACTGCGAGATTAAGACTGTATTTGATAATATTTTCAAAAAATTGTTCCATATGAAATTCCTTTTAAATGGTGATTTAAACAAATGCACATCCTGTGCAAATTACACTTGGTCTCGGATAAACCGTAATACGACCAGTATAGTGAAACTATAGCCTAGATTCCGAAATAATGGAATCCCTAGGCCTTTAATTCCTTGTAAGTATTTTTCTTATACTTTTCAACCGCCTTTGACGCCTCATCAATTGCCGACTCCATAGCCAATGACATTAAGCTCTCATATGATTTCCATGTTTTTCGGTAATTCTCAGCTAGCATCTGAATTGAACTTATACCTGCATAATACAATCGACCTTGTGGGGTAAAATTAGCCTCAAGCTGGGGATCTAAAGAGAAATCTATAACCATGCGTGCAATTAAGTAAGCCAAGTGATTCATAGTAATTTGCTCAGGCTCTCGCTTCTTATCTGCCACGGCGTTTTGAAGCATGATATTTACCAGGTGCATACGCACATATTCATAATCACTTTCACATTTACCATCAAAGACAATTAATGAAGTAACCGACTTCGCTAACTGCGTATCCATTGTAGCAATGGCACCTAAACGATCTTCGTAATTCAAAGGCTTCTCTCCAGTGCCATGAGCTTGTGGCTCAAAGTTTGGCGACTTTGCAGTAATGCCATGAGTCAACCATTCAAATTGTTCAAATTTATCTGCCATAACTACATTCATCCCAAATCCCCTCAAATCAAACTCAAATCTAAAATTGTCATAGTTCCCCAGTGAACCGCACCTGTATCAATCCAATAGCAGTTGTCACGCTTGCATGGTTTTTGGGTAACTGTATGTCCCATGATTACCGCATCAACTCCGGATACATTTGTGTACTGCTTTTTCTCCTCATCTAGTCGGTCACGCCCCCACATTGCTAATTGACCTGCATCCCTTATTGAAGGCAAATCAAAACTAAGCTTGAACTTTTCCCAGTCATTTTCTTCAATGTGCCCATGAACAAATCCAAATTTCTTACCGCGATGTGTAACCTCCAATGCAACAGGTAATTCAGAAAATGTTTTAGCAATTTGAAATTGATCTTCAACACTCAGCTCGTAAAACCATTCACCACCATTTTCCATGTGGCATTTCATTGCAGCGCGATCTTTTAATCCCCAAATACACAAATCCTCATGATTGCCGCGCACCGATGTAAACCATGGCTTAGACAATAGCTCGATGCATTCAATATTCTGGGTGCCTCGATCCACTAAATCCCCAACAGCAATAAGCAAGTCATTTTCAAAATCAAAACCGATTTCTTTTAAGCGACTCATAAGCAAGTTGTAGCAGCCATGAATATCACCAACCGCATAAAGCTTGCCTGTTATCTCTTTGTCCCAAACCTTAACCATTGTCATCTCATCAACCTATTAATTTTAAAATTTGCTCAATCGCTTTGCCGCTTTTCACTTGCTCGGTGCTAAACCGTATTACCTGATAACCCATCATCGTTGCTGCGTTATATTTCTCTAAGTCTCCTAAATACCCCTTACCCCTTGTATGCCTGCCATTACTCCAGATTCCACCTTCCACTTCGACCAATACCCTTTTGCCCGTTAAATGAAAATCAGCTCTCCATTTACGTGAGGGGTGAAACTTAAACTCCTGTTCAAACTCAATCTTTAAGGCTCTCAGTGCAGTGGCTAATATCACCTCACCCTCACTCTGTACCTTTTCACCTTTAACCTTTGGTCGCTTAGATCCTCTTTTGGGTTTATTCGCACCGATCATTTTTTTGTATTCAGCAATGGAGTAAGTTGTCATCGCTCACCCAAACTAGGCACTCTAGTCGCTTTGACCAGTAAACATTCACACCATGCCGCTTACGTAGCTTTCGTGCTCGTTTACTTGAGATTGGACGTTCAGCTGCAGTGATCATGCTGTTACCCCAATCTATTTAATTTATATGCTTCATTCACATGCGCCTCTGAAACTCTCGTATTAGGGCTAATGTGATTGCGGATATCGGTTACATGGTCGGTTCGGTCGTGGTCAGCGATGGCTGCGTGAAGGTCATCGTAGGTAAATCCGTCACTTGATCTATGCCACATTCCATTGATAACCGCGAACTTCATGTCATCGGAGCAACCAAGATTTTTAAGCATAGTCTGTAGATTGCGTGCCTGCTCCAACCCATGGTCCTGAATAAACTGCTTTGCATTCATGCCGCCTGCTCCCGTTGTTCAATCGCTTTCATTGCTAACTTAATTTGCTCATAACGCTCTTTTGAGCATGGTCTATTTTGTTGGGTTATTTGCGATATGAATGAATGAGCTACTTTCAACTCTCGACATAGATCGCCACCACGGCCCTTGCGTTCTTTACACCACCGATCCAAAGCCTTAATCTCTGCAAGCGTTGCCTGATCCTCCTTTTGTCGAGCACGCTTCTTATGAGTTTCTGATACAGCGCCTGCCATAATTTCATGCATGGTCTTTTGAGGTTTTGGTTCTCCGTTGTTCCACCCCTTATGAAGCTCACCTGAGAAACCTTGAGGCAATTCATTCACTTCACCTCCACACGTTAAAAACAACTCCAAATCACTCTCAAGCTGTTCACGCAGGGTCTTCTTTTTCTCTAGTTCCGAAAATGTGGTGTTTTTACCCGCTTGAGCTGCTGTAATTCGAGCTTGAAATTCTTCTTTGTTCACGCTTCACCCCCAACGCTCATAAACCCATTAGCTTTCATTGCTTGGTATTCAGCTGGATTGTCGAAAGGATCTGGCCACTCGTTTTGAAGTCGCTTTTTGGCTTCGTTAATTTCAAGCTTTTGAGGTTTAGGTATTTCACGATTACGGACATTCAGTTTTCGCTTTAGGTTCTCCAGCTGCTGACGTGCAACATCGTTTGTCACAGGCTTATGGCTTAGATCGTCACCAGTAAATCCACATTGAGCAATTGCTTCTAGTAACTCATCCGCTTCATTACGCTCCTTAGCCTCAGATATGATTCGCTTGTAAACACTGCTATAAACTTTATAAAAAGTATCTGTTGAACCTAAATATCCATAAGGCTTTACAACTTCATCAAATGCTTGTTTTGCAAATTTATTGATTTCATGAGATCGATTCTGTTTTTCGTAAGTCAAAGCCTGCAACCAAGCCTCATCATGGCTTTGGTATTCATACTTACCTAAACACCAATCTTTAAATTCGTTTACAGAAGGCGGCCAACCTGAGGTCTCAAGACGAATCAAACCCCGATTAAATTGTTCAAAAGTGATTCCTGAAAGCTTTTGGACAAACTTATCAATCACCTGACCCTTTTTTAAGCCTGACCATTGATCTGTAAAGCGTTTACCGTATGACAAAAGCATGTCTTCAACCAACTTACGCGCATCTTGCTCGCTAAACTGTTGAACAGAATGATCTTGGTTTTGAGTTAATTCATTACGCATATTTCACACCCTCCACTTCATGAACATCTCGAATTGATGGAGTGTCTTCACCACCAATTTCAGATAGCCACTCATTGACCTCACCCTGAGTTCTATTTCCTGCGCTTGATTGAGATTTTGGTTTTTGAGATGTTGATTGTGTTTCACGCTGACGTTTCGTAGCATCCTTGTTGTTTTGAATCCATGTGTACCACTTAACCAACCATAGACTTGGTGTGTTCTTGGATTCTTCACCCTTAGCTGAGAAGAAATCACCAAAGTTGGTAAACATGGAAATCAAATCTTGGATTTGAACTTCACAGAATCTTTGTCTTCCAAGTTCAATAAAATCGTTTTGGAGTGAGTATTGATTTACGCATTCGAGAATTGAATATCGCTTATGGTCTTCAGATTTGTATTGTGAAAACTGAATTGCTGGTAATGGAAAATTTTCCTCACACGTATTACTACTACTATCAATAATATTGGTTACTGGTTCATGGTTTATGGTTAGTTGCTCGTCCGTTAAATTCTCGTCTAACGGATTTTCAACGGTCGTTGAACTTTCGTTATTCGTAAGCTTAACTTGTGATGAACCACCATTAGGGTCTTGTTGCTTTTTCGCTGCACGCTTTTTAGCAGATGCTTTACCCGCCTCGCTCGCTTGTTTACGCTTTCCGTGGTATTCAGCAATTTCACGCTCACAACGATTGTTGATATAAAGACCATCATTCAACATGAAAAACTCATCTAGCACATATTGAAGAGCTTTTACTTGCTCATCAGTTGAGCATTGAACACGGCGAGCCAAACGATCCAAATTTGAAGCATCAAGGGGTTGCTCTGTGTCGTAATACATATCCAGTAAATCACGATAAATAGCACGCTCAACCAAGCTCAAATGGCGAGTCGCATTGTTGAAATCCCCAATATGATGTTGGTAATAGTTCATTTAGCTTCCTCCAATTTGACTAAGCCACGTTTTTCCAACTGACGAATAATTCGAGGTTCGACAAATTGATTGTTGATCTTGTACCTGGTGCGTGACTTTTCTTTCACCTGGATAAGTTGGGTACCTTCTTGCATTTGGCGACGTATCGCTAT